CACGAATCGCTCCGTACAGCAGCACTGTTTCAAAATTCTCCCCCAGCCACGATGTACCAGCAGTCACAATAGATGCGGGGTAGTAATAATAATGTAGTTCTGTCGTATATCCTGTGTCTGGAGTAGGACCCAACAACATCGTATTGTTGTCAAAAATTGCGTAATACTTAGGCTTACCCGAAGTAGTTGGTAGCGGATATGAAGCTCGAATGAAGTTTACGTCTTTATTAAGCAGGTATTCATACTCGCCTGTGACCGGATCAATTACAGCCATTGAAAACGTCGAAAGCCAGTCGGAAGGCAACGACATATATTTGTTGGCTGCGGTCATTACACCAGTCGCGTTCTTACGAATCGCCGGGATCTGGACAGAGTTATATACGCGCTCTTCTGCAAGTTGAACAAACGTAGGAATGTTCGCTACGAACGACGTTTCCGTGGATTCGCAGTACTGTTGTATCAACGTTGAGAGAGTCGCGTAATTCATCGTCTATTAACTCCAGCCAGCGCGGACCTTTCCGTTGTTCTTGAGATTAATCTGCGACACAAACTTCTTACCCTTGGTGGCAGCACCAGCGCCGCGCATATCCATGTGGGTAACGCCCTTGTTCACATCTTTTTCAGGATAGCCGTTCTCACCGGTCGAATCGGTGTTCGGCTTGATCTTACTTACATCCTTCATGATGCTTACCTCGGGCCACTGCTCTTACGCATCGGGCTACGCTGATTCATGACCTTCGCCATGTTGCGCCCGTACTTCTTCATGTCACTGTTGGTCTTGCCACCAGCACGCATGTTCTTAACAGCCGGATCAGGGTGAGCACCCTTACCCTTTTTCATATGCGCCTTCAGCATGTCTTTAACGCTCATTTCAATCTCCTAGGTCAGTGCGACCGTTACATTGCCCACTAAGCATTGGGCTACTAAATCGTTCGGGGTAAGTCCCGCATCGTCGGCCCTAGCACCACCAACAGGTGCCCAGCCCCATTGAATCATTCTACTACCACCCGCGCCATTATTGCCGGGTTCGAAATAGGACAGATCCGGACGCGGATTACGCAAAGCCTGCGGATCATCAACCGGGTACAGACCCAGCGACAATTGCGGTTGATCGGGCTCCCAACACTCCGGACAGACCAAGATATTGACGTTCTTGGTCTTGATCACCAAAGACTTCAACTGACGAAGTTTGAACCGGAATCCGCACCGGTCGCACTCCGCAATCGCATGTTTGCCACTCGCAAAGCGATTAGGCATCTCAGTACCCGCCTAAGAACGACTCTCTCGGAACAAACCGAACCGCAGCCTTTTCCCGATCCTCGCCTGCCGCCAGATCCCAAGCCTCGTTGTACTCTGCTTTCAGAAGCGTCGTGCGTTCTGCGGCACCGGGGATCTTTAGCGACAGCATATAGGCTAAGCCTGCAACCATGCAGGGCAAGAATCGGAATGGGATATCCTGACCGTTGGAGCCATTTCCAACATCAAACATCCGACGCAGTCGGGTGTAATACAGGGTCCAAGTGGTCGTATTGTCCGGCTTCGGCCATACCGTAAATTGCGGATAAACCACGACGTTATCTGCACCTGTTGCACCCGTACGACGGTTAATCCAGATCTGAATCGGACGACCGGTCGCGTTCTTGTTCGGGATCGAAACGTAGGTGCTGGACGAGATACGGGTGATGTTGATGTCTTGCTGGTTCGTACCCGTACCCGTACGGATTACGTGGTCGAGAAGATCCACCGTATCTACCGGCAAATCGTAGGTCCCTTGATTGTAAGTCAGGACATGCGTGCCCTGCTCAAGAGTCCACAGGTTGATGCCACGGTTAGCCCAGTCCATCAGAAGCAGCGACAGACTACGCTTGGCCGTACGAAGATCGTATCCCGTACGCAGTTCCGCACCACAACGCTCGAAAGCCTCCTCCACAATCGTGTTGAGGTCGAGATTGAAGTCAGTTGTAGCTGTAGTCTTGTCAGCCATTACTTCTTGCCTTTACTTCCCTTTTTGGCGGTACGAGCGCGTTTTAGCAGCAATGCCTTTGGGTTGCTGTACGAACTGTTTGCCTTGGGCTTTGCCTCGACGCTTGGCGGCGGTGGTTCGGGCGTACTCGGCGGGGGAAAGAGCTTTGATAGCAGCTTCCGGTAGATATCTTTCACCCGTATCAGAAGATCGTTTACCACTCTTGGTTCTCCATTTTTGCTGAGTCCAAGCCTTCAGCGATTGTTGCGGAGCCTTCATGCTCGTTCCTTAATTTCTAACGGTTTATTAGCCGTAATGTATTCTGCTGCCTTCTGCAACAAACTAGCATTATCTTTCAGTAACCCCAAACCACGATTACAATTAGGGCAAAGTAAACCACGAATTCTTCCTGTTTCATGGTCATGGTCAATACACAGCCACGCAAACTTCTCTTCTGGTTCATTGCACAAAGCACAACAACCTTTTTGTGCTTCATACATGGCGTTATATATGTCTTGAGTTACTCCGCGCCGCCGTAAACGTCGATTAGTTACTACCCAATTAGTACGCCGCCAATCGTTTAAATGATCACGGTTTTGTTGACCCCATTCTAACCGTTTAGCCTGCATACACGGTTTACACTGCGATTTATACAGATGCGCCAATTTACCGCCACGACTGAAAAATTCAGTTAGCGGCTTTTCTTGCTGACACCCAGTACAAATTTTAGTCTCTGTATCCACCGCCCCGCCGTTTGTATTCTTTCGCTAATAACTGACTCTTTCTCGCGCTCCACTGACCGGCTTTCGTGCCTTGCACAGCACGAGCCTTGATGGACTCAAACAACTTCTTACGCATACCGGGCTTGGTGTAGTTGCCAGCCTGATTGACTTTACTCTTCACTTTGCCGCCCTTGGCATGGCGTATCGGCTCCCCAGTGCCTTCAACAGGCTTAGAGTCCCCACGGCGCTTGGCCCTAGGAATCTTACTAGGAGCAACGATACCCATACCTCGGGAGGGCATCATCAGACCATCTTCCCGCGAGTCTTGCCGCGAACGGCGCAACCGTCAGCACGTTTGGAAGCGGAAGATTTGACGGAGCCACCTTTACGCATACGCGGGCCGCTAACACGCTCCTCACCTACTTCTTCGATGTACTCCGGATACTTAACCGGATCAGGAATTACGGGCGTAGCAATCTTATCTCTAAACTCTTCATCGTACGGTCTGGGTCGCATCGACGATGGTTTAGGCCCCATTGTCCTTTTAGCTGGCATACCCGGATTACCACCGCCAGCCATCTTCTTAATTTTTCCGCCCACGCGCTTCTTAACCGGTTCATCCGGCATATCGAGGCTCTTGCCCGGGGCAGCCATTGAACGGCTGTATATGCCACGGGGACTTGTCGGGCCGTAAGACCCACGTGTTTTTGGACCCTTGCTCATTAGCATTCTCCGCCATAACGCATTTTGATAATCTTGCCCTTGGTCTTGCCCTTGCTGGCAACGCCATCAGCGGCCTTGCGGAACGAACCGCCTACCGAGCCGCCTTTCTTCATACCGTACTCGGCCTTCTCATGCTTAATCATGGACTTCGGAGCGCCCTTCTTCTTCATGAAGGAGATCTCCTTTTTGGCCATCTCTTTTGACTTTTTCACCGAACCACCCTTCTTGTAGATCGGCTCTTCATCCCTAATCGGACGAACCGGCGAGGGGCGCAAACCCGGAATCTCGCGGATTTCTTGGCGGCGTTCAGCAATTGAACCACGATCAGGACGCATCATACGTCCGCCCATAGCATACTTCTTCATTTGGATTTACCTTTGAATTTGCGGCCTTTGTCGGCCTTCATGAACTCTTTCCCTACTTTCGCAGGGATACCCAACCGCTTAGCAGCCTTCGGATCGTTGGCGACCAAGGCCATCAAACGGTGCTGTTTACCGGATTTGCTAGGCATATCAGTCTCGGTTCTTCCACCGGGAAATAATGTCCTTCACCGTATCGGTTTCGTAGATACGGATGCTCGTCCACACAATTGTGATTAATGCTGCAATTGACGGGAGCATGTTTACCAACGTCCCTACCACGGTAAAGACCGAGACTGCATCGCCAACGGTCTTAACGATTTCTTGACTCTCTTGTTTCATCTTCAGCAATTCCACGCTCGAAGACTTTTGTTGATACGGGAGTTCGGGTCATTCGCAGTCTTGGCGCTCGTCAGTTTCTTCTTCATCCCCGACATCCGGGCACAGAAAGATTTCTTACGAGGACCGCCTTGGGGCTGCGGAGCCTTAAGTCCCGGCTTACCGGGGTTCGCACGGTTGTAGGAAGCCCTGCCAGCAGCGTTTAAGCCGCCTTTAGGGTTCTTCCCCTCCTTGCGTTGCCATGCGGGAGACTTAGGCATAGAACACCATCACCGAGGCAATGTCCGTGACATCAACATAGATGTTGGTCTGGAACACAATGCCTTCACCGGGGAGCAGGATATAGTCGGGTGCCGTAGACGAAGCGAGGGTATTCACAGTCATTTTGACCGTGCCCGAGGCTCCTCCATCCTTGAACACCACGCTACCTGCACCGGCTGCGGGGATGATGTAAATAGCCTTTACGCGATTGCGTCCGAGGGTGTTACCTGCCTGATCAGCAAGAAGTCCATCGGTAGTCCGTACCGCACTAGCTAATACATCTGTTTGCATAGCCATCAGCGGCTCCTATTAAGCAGCCAGTACGATTACACCGTACGTTGCAGCGGCGGGATCGACCGGGGAACCGGTAATGTTGCTAGCACGGATCGTGACCGTATTAGCAGCGGAGACGAAAGCGTTGAAAACGAGGCCAGCAGCCGGAGCAGCCGGAAGCGCCATAATCACTTCGTCGCCAGCAGCAGCGCCGGTCAACGTGATGGTCAAGTCAGCCTGAGAAGCCGCGCTGATTGAACCGAAGTTCAGCGAAGCCGAAGCCGAAAGAACCTTAGAAATAGTAGCGCCGGAGCCAACGATAAAACCGTTTTGGGAAACAACCGGGCCGGAAAACGTAGTAGTAGCCATTTCAATACCTCACATGCGAGTTGTGCTTATCAGTCTGCATGTCGTCAGTCGGGTCTGTCTGATAAGCGATTTTTCCCGATGAACGACTGTATATCACTAAAAAAGAGGGGCTACAAGTTTTACCTCGTAGCCCCCCAACTCTCTAGGTCGCCATCAACCTATTAGGACGCGCCCGGCGAACCGAACATGCCCAGCGGATCCGACCAGCCGAAGCTATAACGCTCGCGGCTCTTGTACCGGACGTTGCCGGTGTCGAAATCGCCGTCCATGCTGTTTTGCAGCGGGGTACGAACGAAGTGCTTCATGCCGT